GTGGTAAACAGAATGTCACCCGTCTTACCAGAGGCGGCGGCTGTATTTGGCAGGCCAACAAAGTCCGAAAAGTCCAGAGTATCGCCATAATCAGCAATTAACTCCCACGCCAATACATTGGTGGTGGCATCAAAGAAAATCTGAACTCCCATGCCCTTCGTTGTATATTGGATGCTTTCAATGTTGACACTTGTACACGCGCCCTTGCTGGCGGGATCTGCACTTAATACAGATACGTCCACCTTGGCAACGGCGGCTTCACCCGTGCCATCGCTGACATTCGTAAAGTACATGATCGCTGTTCTTGGGCCGTCTTCAATAGTCTGACTAATAACTGCATCAGCCATCTTGATCTCCTAAAAAGGGGCCGAAGCCCCGTTACGTTAGCTTAGGTTGATGTTCTGTTGATACAGGATTGTTACCCGAATCTCACCAGCGTCTGTAGCGCCAGTAGTTGTCCAAGTAAGCTTCTTGTCAGCAGTGCCTGTGTCGGCCCACGCCAATGCGCCGCCAGCCTCTGTAGTCGGGTATTTACGACCTGCACCAGAGGCAACGGTGATTGAGAAGGTGTTAATAAAAGTGGCATTACCGCCGACTGTATCGCCCACGCTCAATACCGCAGTGGCATTGCCCATAGCTGTAGGGCAGTCAATTACGCAGTCAATAATTTGGGAGTTAGCCGGAATAACAACAGTGGTGCTGTTGGCCGCAGATGCGCCAGCCGCCAGAGACGTTCCTGTTGAGAAGGTTTGCGCCATGACAACCTGTCCGGTGTTCTTTACGTTAGAACCCAGAGTGGTGCCGGTGGTGTCTTTGATGGTTCCAGCCTTAATCGGGCCAGAAAAAGTAGTAGTACCCATGAGTTTCTCCTGTCTTGGGTGAGTCTAATGTTCCACGTGGAACAATTAGTCAGGGAAAAAGGGGGCCGAAGCCCCCGATATTTTAGGAAGTTCCGGGCGAGCCGTAAATTCCGAGTGGATCAGATACGCCGAAGCTATACCTTTCACGGGCTTTGTAACGGACATTGCCCGTGTCAAAGTCGCCATCCATTGAAGTCTCCAACGCTGTTCTGTCAAAGTGCTTCATGCCGTTCGGTACATCGGTAATCAAAAAGAAAGCATTAGTGTCAGTCAAGAAGTGATTGACAGAGTAGCCTTCTGGGATTGAACCGTTGTTGCGAAGGGCGTTGATGTCGTTATCAGCAGTTCCGACTCGACCCTCAGTCTCAAGCAAACGAGTTGCTACAAACTGAAGTGCGGGTGGAACAATCAAACGACGAGGCCGTGCCGCGATCAGCAGTCCACGCTCATCGGTAAATGCGGCGATGTTAATCACAGCATCTTCCAGTGAGGTTTCATTCAAATCAGCCGCAGTGGCAGGACGGTTGGCGTTAGTGCCACCGTTTACCAGCGGGTGAGCTGTACTGAACAGCGTTACGCCGTCACCAGATTGGAAGGTGTTGAAGCCGTTATTCAACGGATTCGCTGACTTCACTTGCTTGGTATGCGCCATAGCGCGAGCCAATGCCTTGGTGTAGCGAGCAGAAAGAGAATCATAAAGATTATCTTCCATTGCTTCTTCAGTAATACTGAAGCCAAGAGCAATCGTTTCGTGATTATACCGAGCAGTGAACGACTCTTGCGCCGAGTCATAGCTGATGGCCGCGCCTTCAGCTTTAACTGGTGCGGCACCGAAGCCGGACAGCTTTACCTCTTCCTCAAACGAACGCTCAGATGATTCAGTTTCGTAAATCATTGTGTGCTCGTCATCATACCGCTCATACTCCAATCCAAACAAAGCGTTCAGACCGGGGAGCAGTTCTTTCAACATTTGTGCGCGTGAAATAGCCATTTCCTAAGTCTCCTTAAACGCCGAGCTTGGTTTCGTAGGCGTGGCTAAGCGGAAGGTACGTCACAATACAGTCGGTGAAAGCATCACCTACCGTGCTGTTAGGCCCATCCACGAAGTCCACAATACGAAGCGGAAGCGTGTTGGTGGTTGCGATAGAGCCACCGTCAAGAGCGTTTTTGCTCCTACCGATAGCAGTTGAGCCAGCAGTGCTGACAGCCGAGACGTTGTTACCCAGACCAGTCTGAGCAATTGCCTCGTCTCCCTGCATTTGGAACAACAACTTGGGATCATCCACGACATAAGCCATGATGTCACTTGCCGCTGTTGAAGCAGGGAAATGTTGGTTAAAGGTTAACTGACCAGTACCGGGATCAGTGTAGGAAACGCCGACAAAGATGCCGACAGTTCCTGCCACAACGGAGGTAGTAACCGCCGCCTTTTCCAAAGTACCAGCCGCAACCAGCTTGACGAAATCGCCATAAAAGATGTCCGTGGCATAACCACTGGCAATCTTAATATGGCGCACTTTTCCGGTGAAAGAACCGGAAGCACTAAGAGTGCCTACGGGTTCTGCACCCATCGGAGTAGCCGCTGTAGCCATTTTAAGTCTCCAAACTTAGAGTTAAGGCCAAAGCTCCCCGGTAAACCGGAGTCAACTTCGACCAAAGGTAGTCCGAGTTGACCGCTCAGGATTGAGAACGGGCATTCGGGGATCGTTTTGCTTTAAGAAGTTGTTATCTACAGATTCCATCTGGCTGTTGGCAACTTGCTCGTAATGAGCCTCCCTCGCCTGCGCTTTAGCCTCTGGCTGTTTGCACAAGAGAAGTCCTCCAATCTCGATATTTCCCGCAAAACGGGAGTCGATATCAGACATTACCTCTAGTTCTGGATGATCCTCTGCCTTCACAGGAACCCAACCCTCCCGAAACTTCTGGGAGACGTTCGTGTTATCCGCGTGGCCCAATGTGCTGGTGCGTACCCACCTAAAAACCCATCCGTCTTGTGGAGCGGGGTTAGGCAATACGGAGGCCGGAAGCCACGAATCACTGGCTCTTGTCTCTACTTCTCTGGACTCTGCGTCCCTGTTTGTGCGCTGTTCTGCCATTACTGAGCCTCCTTCATAAGCTGGTTGGCATATTGTTCAGGTGTTAGGCCTAGCCTTTTGGATAGACTTAGCTGAGTGCGAGTCAGCTTCACCTTGCGTGGCTTCGCGCCATTATTCCGTGAGGAAGGCGCTGTGACCACGGGGGGACTTTTAGTGGCAAATTCCCTTTCAGGGGCATCGTCACCAAAGTATTCTGGAAACTTAGAGCGCATCGTGCGATCTATAGTTTCAAAGTATTCATCGGAGTTAGGGTCGTACCCTTCATCTCTAACAAGCCGCTCATGGACACCATATGCCAGAGCAGTCATGTCTTTTTCCTGACCAAACCACGAGTTATTAGCGGCCCAACTAGCCGCCTTTTCAGTTGGCTGGGGTGGCTGTTGAACCTGTGGCTGTGGTTGTTGCTGTGGCCGTGGCTGTGGCCGTGGCTGTTGAGCGGCACGTTGCCTTTCAGCGTTCATTTGGTTCATTTGATAATCGGCAGACTGAAACTCAGACTGCGCTTTCATCATGGCCTCTTGGGCGTCTACAACCTTGTCCGTGTTTCCTTCTTCGTATGCTTGGCGATACTGACCTTTAGCTTGCTCCAGCGCCAGATTAGCTCGCTCTCTAATCTGATGAACCAGATATCCCTCGCCTTCTTGGATAATCGCATGATACTTCTTGTTTTCATCCGCATACCTCTGTGCAACTCTGACAGCTTCTTCGCGCATTTTCTCAGCGGCTTCACGTTGCCTACGCTCTTCATGCTGTTGATAGCGGAGCTTGTTAATGCGCTTTTTGACTTTGTCCGAGTAACCCTCCAGCTCTTCGTCACCTGCTTCAACGCTTTCTTCCTTTGCCTCTTTGGCAGGAGAACGACGATCCTCTTCTGGGCGATCATCTACGACTTCGACATCGACATCGGTTTTTTCGCCGCCAATAGTTGTCTTGACACCGAAAAACTTGTCCTCAGTGGACATGGTTTGTTCTTCCATCTGCTCTTCGCTCATACCTTTACTATCCCCCTAGGATCTTCAACTACTGCTTCAACGCTATCGTCATTGATAAGGCGAAACTCCTTACCGTGAACTTTAAATCGCGTTCCACTGTATGAGCGCATTAGCACCCAATCACCTTCCTCGCACCACGGGCCACTTGGGAAGCGAGTTTTGTCTCCGTAAGCGTCAGCGCCCATCTTTACGACGAACCCACAAACAGAGCCAATCTCTTCAACTTG